CTCGCGCACTGCGGGAAATGTCGATGTACCGGCAAAGGTAGTTGTGCTTCTCCTTGGCCCACGCGCCAACCTCCTCGACAGGCGGGCCATCGTCCCCGTCGATCAACTTGCCCATCGTGCCCTCATCGGATTATCCGTCTCGTGCTGCGAACTGGTTGACCGGCAGGGTCGCACCGATCAGCTGCGCCCGCTCCGGGGCATCGATGCCAGCCAGCCGGACCTGGTGCGTCTGGCCGTCCAGAGAGCGCACCGTCACGGTGTCGCCATCGACCACGCGGACCACCTGGCCGGCGAGGATCTCGGCGCCGGCGCCAGCGGATGCGAGCAGCAGGGCCAGGGAGAGGACGGGGAGGAACATCGGAATGTCCGGCGGGGCAACGGCGGCCGCTGATCTAGCGCCCATCGCTGGCCATCTGGTCGGCAGCGATACGCGAGCGTGGTCTAGCCGTCGATTCGTGTAGCGGCAGGGCATAACCAAGCTGTTTTCCCATTTCGCTCAGCGTACCCCTGGCGACGGACTTCACCTGGAATCCTTCGCTGATCAACTCCTTGATGTAAGCCTTATTGGCCGCAAAGAGAAAGATGATGTTGCTCAGACCTCCCGTGATCAGAGCCAGGAGAAGAATGATCACAAACCATTTCCAACTCCCTCGAAAGAGCATGGGAAACGGTCCGAACAACAGCGTTGTCCACGATAAGCCAACCGGGGCCGAACGCACCTGGCCCGTGCGCGGATTCTCGAAGATGATCGTGTTGTTTGCCATGTGCCACCTTTCCGTGAGTTGTGTTCGTTACGCGCGGAGCAGGACCACAGGCTGCAGCCGTACCGGCCTGATCTACCCGGCATGCCATCGCTGTGGATCAGCCGCATTCTGCCTCGTCTCCAGGTCTTCCGTGTTGCGCGAGCAGATCGCTCGTCGCCTTGATGGCCTTCCGCGCCGCCGGCGGCGAGTGGCGGAAGTTGTCCAGGAGCGCGGATTCTTCAGGGGTTAGCGCTGGCGTCGCGCCGCCGCCCACACCAGCCAAAAGCCAGATCGGATCAACACCGAGAAGCGCGTGAGCCCGGGCGATGAACACCGCGTCCGGAGATCTCTCGCCAGACTCGTAGCGCACGACAGAAGTTCTCCCTATGCCAAGGCGGTCGGCGAATTCTTTCTGCGTCATGGACCCTCGCACTTGGCGTATTCGCGCACCAATCTCGACCAGATCTAACTCGACCATGTGAATCTCCATACGGCACTTGACAAAGTGCCAAACGGGAACTTAATATTCGCCTCATTACTTGCCTTTACTGCTAAACAAGCCCCGCACGTTGCGACCTTCGATGCACCCCGAACTGATCAAAGCGCAGTTGCGCATCTGTGGTTCCAGCCTCTCCAGTGTTGCGAGAGCTACATGCGTGTCGGCGATGAACGTCTCGCACGTGATCCACGGCCGTCACCGATCCATTCGCATCGCCCGCCGCATCTGCGAACTCACCGGCCTGGACCCGGAATCCGCCTGGCCGGGCCGCTACCCGGAACTCCGCATTCACCCCGTCGGCCAGCGCCGACACCTCGACCACCTCCATGGAGGCTCCTGATGGATATGCACCGCCTGTTGAAGGACTTGAAAGAGCGGGTGACCCGTCTCGAATCAGCACTGGCACAGCAGGGAGAAGAATCGCTGGCCAGATTGGCAGCCGACGACGTGATCACCACCGCCAAGTTCGTGAAGAAGCAAACAAGGAGAGGCAGGAAACCCGCAGCTCCCCTGAGCCCGTTGGTTCGCGAGGATCTGGATCGGCGACTCCAGGAAGCGCCGTTCAGCACCGCAGCCGCCGTGGATCGACAAGGCATGCTCGCGGCCTGCGCCGGGGTCACGCTTCGTCTCGACTTTTCCGACCTGGACAATGGCTACCACTTCAATGAAGCCCTTGAGCACGCCGTCTCATTGGTTCGCCAAGCAAAAGCCAACCCGCTGGGCTGTCGCATCGAGGTCGTGCAGAACGGCAACTCGGGATATTTCGCGGACGGCCTCAATGAAAGGTGCGGCGCCGTCCACAAGGTCATTCGGTAAAGAGTCGGCGCTGGTGGATTACCCCTTCTTCGCTCTGCCAGAACGTGTGCTCGACACGAGTCACGGTCAGCACCCGGTTGTTTGCTCCCGTCAGGGGGCCGGTGTGCAGGACTTCTCCAGCAGAGACCACCAGCGGTGCGTCGGAATCCAGAGAGGCGACCAGCGTGCGGTCGTCGCCCGGCTCGTAGATTTCAAGAATGAAACGTCCCATGCCTGCTCGCCTTTCGCCTTACAAGTTAGCCGAACCCGAAGGATAGCAATGGAACCAGCGGATATCCAGTGCGCGCTGAAGAAAGCCCGCACTTCCCAGGCGGAGATCGCCCGGAAGCTCGGCGTCTCGCCGACGACGGTCACCTACGTCGTCACGGGCAAGTCGACCTCAAGGCGTATCGCGACGGCGATCGCCGCCGCCACGGGGCTGACGCTCGACGTGCTCTGGCCGGGCCGTTACAGCACGCCCAAGGAGACTGCATGAACACCCCGCCGGAAGCCAGTCACAACGCGGCGCAGCTCCGCCTGATGGATGTGCTGCGCGCGCTGGCCGGAAACGAAGTGTTCGGCCGGCGCCTGGTCGATATCGCCGCCGAAGTCGGCAAGCCGGAGCCGACGGTCCTGCGCGATCTGGAGTGTCTGGAGAGCAAGGGCTGGGCGACACGCGACGCGGCCAAGCTGTGGCGCCTCGGGCAGGAGCCGGTGCAGATCGCGGTGCAGTTCTTCTATGGCTTGCGGCAGGCGCAGGCGCGGGTCGCAGAGGTCGAGCAGCGCTATACGCGCCAGCCGGACTGAGTTTTTTCACGAAGGGAAAGAAAATGACAGAGAACGATGGCGCAGAGAACGATGGCGGCGAGCTGGTGCCGGTCGATGTCGGGGTCCTGCAGGTGGCTGCGGCCGAGCAGCGCAACGTGCGCGCGGTTCTGGATCGCTTCGGCTACGAGGGCACCTCGCTCGACTACCTGATCTCCGATGTCCGGCGCCTGATGGCGCAGAGCACCGAGGCCATGCTCGAGATCGGGCGCGCGGTGCTGTGTTTTCGCGAACTGCCGCGCGGCGTTTATGGCCGAGCGATCCGCGCCGCTGGACTGACCGAGGACACCGCCCGGCGACTGGCCAGCGTGGCGACGAAGTTTCTCGACCGCGACCGGCTGAAGCCGCTCCTCACCCTCGATCGCTCGAAGATCTACGAGCTGGCGCTGCTCGACGACCAGACGCTGGACCACCTGGCGGCGGATGCGACGCAACTCGACCAGGTGGATCGGATGAGCGTCTCGGAGCTGCGCCGGTCGCTGCGAGAGGCGCGCAAGAACCTCGACGCGAAGGATTCGGTGATCAAGAACTACGGCAACGAGAATGCCGCGCTGCGCGAGCAGGCGATCGCCCACACGCGCTACGTCCCGAACCAGGCGGAGCTCGACGATAGCTTCCGGCGCGCTGCTCGCCTCAACGCCTTGCATGCTGCGGCGCACGACGTGGTCGAGGCAGTCACCGCCTTCGCCCTGCCGCTGCGCGACCTGATGCAGGACGCACGTGAAGGCGGCGGCGCTACCGAGGACATCGCCCACGGCAACGAGACGGCATTCTGGCTGGCGCAACAGATCGCCAACCTGTACATCAACCTCGGGATCGACGTCGACTTCCAGGAGATCGTCTCGCCGTCTTGGTCGCGGCCGTCGTCTGTCCGCGGCTAGATGGGAGGAGAAATGCTCATGCCTCCCAGCCAGGTGCAGCTGCCGATAGTGCTTCAGCTCGCCGCGGAACTGCCGACGCTGCCGCACGGCCAGAGCACGCCGCGGGTACGCTCGGTCGCCGGGACGATCGGCGTGTCGGCGCAGACGCTCTGGCGCTGGCTGCACGAGATGGGCCACGGCGGCGAGCGCAAGCGGCGATCCGACTCCGGGCAACTGAAGGCTCTGTCTGATGCTGATGTGCGGCAGATGGCGGCGATCCGCTTCGCCGGGGCGCGCGAGACGGGCAAGGTGTTGCCGACCATCCGCATGGTGCGCGACATCCACAACGCCAACGCACCGGCCGACCCGCAGACGGGCGCGGTCCGAACCACCACGGCACATCCGAGCACCATCGCGCGCGCCATGCGCCGCATCGGCTGCCACACCGATCAACTGATGCAGCAGGCGCCGGCGCAGGCTCTGCGCAGCCTGCACCCGAATCACGTCTGGCAGGTGGATGTGTCGACCTGCGTGCTGTTCTATCTCGCGAATGGCGGTGTCGAGGTCTGTGACGAGGCCGCGTTCAACAAGAACAAGCCGAGCAACTTCGAACGGGTGCAGCAGCTCCGGGTGCAGCGCTACCTGGCAGTGGATCACTGCAGCGGCGCCTTCCACCTGCACTATCTGTCGGGCCACGAGACGTCGCGCAACCTGCTCGATTTCCTCATTCTGGCGTTCCACCAGCGCGAATGCCTGCCGTTCTACGGCGTGCCGAAGCTGCTGGTCGTCGACCCCGGCAGCGCCCAGGCTTCCGGCATCGTGCGCAGCCTCGCGCGGGCTCTGGACATCGAAGTGCTCGTCCATCGCGCGCACAACCCTCGGGCAAAGGGCGCCGTCGAGACGATGCACGCGCACATCGAGCGGCAGTTCGAGGGCCGCCTGCACGCGACGCGCGTCGCTGACTTCGACGCTCTGAATGCCCTCGCAGCGACCTGGAGCCGCGCGTACCAGAGCACGGCGATGCATGGCAGGCACGGCCAGACGCGCTTTGCCGCCTGGCAGCGAATTCGCCCGGAAGAGCTGCGCCTGGCGCCCGGCGCAGACATCACGCGGGCACTGGTGATGACCACCCCGGTCCAGCGCACGGTCAACGACTTGCTGCAGATCTCCTTCGCTTGTCCGGGATACGGGCGCCGGGCCTACTCGGTGGCTGGCGTGCCGGGGGCGGCCGTCGGGGAGAAGCTCTACGCGGTGGCGAGCCCCTATGCGCTGCCGTCAATCGACATTCTGGTCAGCGATGCGTCCGGACGCGAAGTGCGCCACCGCGTGTCGCCGCTGCGGACCGACGACTTCGGCTTCGACCTGGATGCGCCCGTGATCGGCGAACGCTTCCAGGCGCCGGCGGATACCTGGATCGATACCGAGCGCAAGACGGCGCGGCGCGCGGCCTGGGGCACCGACGACGATCTCGAGATCGGCAAGGTCCGCCGCGGCAAGGGCGGCGAGCGCGGAGTGGCGTTCGGCGGGGCGGTGGATGCGTTCGCTGATGTCCGCTCGGTGCCGGTACCGGCATTTCTGCCGAGATCCGGGACGCCGATCGCCGTCGATCGTCCGGCGGCGGACGAATCGCTGATGAGCGCGACGACAGCCTGTCTGCGCATGGCGGCGCTGCTCGGCGAAGAGAACTGGCTGCCGGAGCACTACGCGTGGATCACGCAGAGGTTCGCGGAGGGCATCAGCGAGCCGCAGTTCACGCGCCTGGCTGAGCAATGGCAGGCGCAACTGGCGGGCGCCGATGCGGCCGGGGAGCGGCGAGCATGCTGATCCTGGGCGATGTGCTGGCGCGGCACGGGATTTCACAGGCGACGCTGGCGCGCGAGATGCACTTGTCGCCGGCGGCGGTCAGTCTGCTGGTCCGCCACAACCAATACCCGCGGACGATCCGCCGGCGCGATCTGCGCTCGATGGCCTGTGCGGTGCTCACGAAATTGCGGGTCCCCATCGAAGAGCTGACGGACCTGTTTCTCGAATCCGAGTCGCCGCCGGTCGGCGAGACGGAGAAGCTGCCGGCGCTGCCGGCAAAGGCGACGGGGCCGCGCAGTAACGCGGCCCCGTCTGGTAATCCAACCCCACTGGAGAGGTGCATTGAAATGCTACTACGAAAACAGACGCTGAGCGACGCGGCGCGCCGCAAGTTCGGCATCTTCCGGGATCCGTTCGAAGACCCGACCGAGGCGCGCGAGGTGTACCTGTCGCGCGACATCCGCTACGTCCGCGAGGCGCTCTGGCAGGTGGCGGCCGGCAACACGAAATTCCTGGCGCTGATTGGCGAGTCGGGCAGCGGCAAGAGCACGCTGCGCGAGGATCTTGAGGAGCGGCTGCGTCTGGAGAACCGCCCCGTGCGGCTGATTCAGCCGTACGTGCTGGCGATGGAGGACAGCGACCGGAAGGGGCAGTACCTGCGGTCGGATCACATTGCCGAGGCCATCCTGCACGCGGTGGCCAGCGGCGAATCGCCCCGGCGCAGCCCGGAGGCGCGCTTCCGCCAGGTGCATGAGGCGTTGATCGCGAGCAGCCGTATTGGGGTGCAGCACCTCCTGGTGATCGAGGAGGCGCATGGTCTGCCGATTCCGACGCTGAAGCATCTGAAGCGATTTCTCGAGCTGAAGGACGGCATGCGCCGCTTGCTGTCGGTGCTGCTGATCGGGCAGCCGGAGCTGCGCGACAAGCTGGACGAGCGGCGCGCCTCGGTACGCGAGGTGGCGCAGCGCTGCCAGATCGTCAGCCTGCCACCGCTCGACGCCAACTTGGGCGAGTACCTGGCGCACCGGTTTACGGCGGCTGGCCTGGACCTGGCGGCGGTGGTCGAGCCGGCAGCGATCGACGCCCTGATGCAGGCGCTGACGATCCGCCAGCGGACGGGCGCCGGCCCGAACGAGATCGCAGTCATTTCGCTGACGCACCCGCTGGTGGCGAACAATCTGCTGACGGCGGCAATCAACCAGGCGGCGACGCTCGGCGCGCCCCGCGTGACGGCCGAGCTGGTGCGCGCCGTGCGGGAGCAGATGCCATGAGCGAAACGCAAGCGGTCGCGGCTGCCGGACGCCAGGAGCCTGCGGCAGACCGGGATACGGTGAATCAACTGGCCTCGCTGGCCAGCGACCTGGACTGGATCAAGCTCCGGTTCAACCATGCGGACCAGGTCCAGATCGCGCGCTCCGTGCATCTGATGCACGGCGTAGCGACGCGGATCGACAAGGAACAGCAGTACGGACTCTACTGGAGGGAAGACGATGAAGATGATGTCCTCTGAGATCATCGCGGCGGGTCGGTCGGCGCTTGACGACGGGAGGCCCGAGATGCGCGCGGCGCTGCGGATGGCACGGCGGGCGATCGAGCGGGCGCGCTGCGAGCGCATGCGGCACTTGAGCACGCAACTCGACGCCGTGCTGCATGCGGCGACGTACCTGATCGGCGTCGGCATCCGAATCAGGCGCGTGACGGTCGATCTCCGGGCGACGGTGATCCAGGTCGAGAGCACGCCGTTCCTGCATCGCTTCTTCGCCGGCGATTGCGCCTGGCGGGCGCAGCACCAGGAGGGTGACGTGACGGTGCACACCTGGTTTGCCATCCGCTACGGCGTGCGCATCGAGTGGGAGGAACGGCAATGATCGTGGCGAACCTGGGCGAGGAGATCGTCTTCTGGGGACAGCTCGCGGTCCTGCTGTTGATCCTGGCGGCAGCGCTCATCGAGATGGCCCCCGCCATCGCGGAGGCCCTGCGGCAACTGCTGCGCGGCGTGTTGCTGGCAGTCGGGCTGATTCTCGGTGTCGTGCTCTGGCTGCCGGTCCTGCTCGTCTGCATGACGGCTCGCGCCGTCGGCGCGGCCTGGAGCTGGTGGTGGCGGTTGTTTGTTCGTTTCTGGTGCGCCGTGCGCATCTGCTGGATCCTCGGCAGGCCCTGGTCAGTCGCGTGGCACCGGTCGGGCCGGGAGGGGCCACATGGGATCTAAACAGGCCGCCACCGCATTCACGGCCGCAGAAGACGCGACCATTCTGCAACTGCGGGCGGCCGGCCAGACCTGGCTGAAGATCGCCGAGGCGTTGCGGCGCTTGAGATCGTCGGTCGCCAATCGTGGCCGCCGTCTGGGTGCCACGGTTGCCCCACCGGCGTTGACGGACGCGCCCCCACGGCATCAGCGTGGTCGGTTCAGCCCTGCGGAAGACACCTTCATTCTGCAACGCCTGGCTGCCGGCAACACCTACGGGAAGATCGCCATGGCGCTGCAGTGCTCGACCTCGGCGATCGGCGACCGGGCCCGCCTGCTCGCTTCGCCAGGGGCGCAGCCGGTGGCGCAAAGCCAGGCCGTCCAGGCGGCCAAGCGTCCCCGGTCCGACCCGCTGGGCGGCGAGGTTCTCTGCCTCGGCGGCTGCGGCCGGAAGTGGCTGTCACCAGACCGGAGGCGGATCCGGATCTGCCCGCAATGCAAAGCGCTGCAATCGCGCGGCGGATCTGGTATCCGCGAAGCGCATCTGACGATCTGACGATCGGTTCATAGACAAGGAAACGGACATGGCAGGAACAAAACCCAGGGCGCGCTACAAGTCGGTTGCGCCACAGGTGCCGCAGACGCGCGAGGCGGTGACGGATCTGATCTCCGGCATCGGCATCGACAGCCGTGAACTCACGCTGCTCGAGTGCGAGATGAACGAGACGATCACCCGTATCAAGGAATCGTACGAACAGCGCGCAGAGCCGATCCGGCAACGGATCGACGCAGCGCAGAGGGGCGTTCAGGGGTGGTGCGACGCGCATCGCGCAGAACTGACCCACGACGGCAGGAGCAAGACGTACAGCTTCGCCAGCGGCGACGTGTGCTGGCGCACCAGGCCGCCATCCGTGCGCATCACCGGCGAGGAGTCGGTGAAGGACTCGCTGCGGCGCCTGGGTCTGTCGCGCTTCATTCGGGTGCGCGAGGAGATCAGCCGGGAGGCGATCCTCAACGAACCGTCTGCCGTGGCACACGTGCCCGGAATCCGCATCAGCCAGCTCGAGGATTTCGTCATCACACCCTTCGAAATCGAACTGATCAACGGAGGTGGGGCATGAAAACCGGTCGGCTGATCAAGGATACGGCGGCCTACGCGGATGTCCATCCGGATGTCGTGCGGTCGGTACTGCAGACCGCCGGCGAGATCATCGCCGCGACGCTGGCGCTGGGCGAGGACGTGCGCCTGGGTTCGTTCGGCCGCCTGCAACTGCGCCGGCGCATCCCGCGCCTGCGACTTCTGCCAGACGGGCGGGAGCTGTCGGTCAAACAGCGCATCGTCCGCCTGCGCCTGTCGCGCGAGACAACCAGATCAATGCGCGAAATCATCGATCTCGATCCGCCTGGCGTACGGGAAAGGTGATGGCAGGAGCAGATCGCCGGCCGGCGGCAGAGCGAGCGAAGATGATTGCGGCCATCCATTGCGGTCGCCGTCAGCTCGCGATCGACGACGAGGCATGGAAGGAGTACCTACGCCAGTCCTTTTCGCTGGAAAGTACGGCGCGTCTCTCGTTTGAACAACTGCGCGCGGCGCTCAATCATCTGATTCGCTGCGGCTTCGTCAAGCGCGACGCGGCCGGCGCTCCGATCGTCAATGAGTGGGCGTTCATTGATACCGCGGTGTCCGACCGGCAGCCATTGCTGCGCAAGCTGTTGATGCAGGCGCGCGCGGCGGGAATCGAGACAGGCATGCAAGTGGCCTACATCGAAGGGATCGCCAAGCAGATGGGTGGCGCCGGCAAATCGGGCAACGTGCACACGCCGCTGCGCTTCTGCGATGCCTGGCAGCTGCGGCTGATCGTCGCAGCGATGGAGTTCCACCTAAAGCGGAGGTATCGCGGTGCACCAGCTGACGCCTGATGACTGCGTTTCGGTACGCAGTCTGCTGCCCTACACGGCGCTGGCGCTGATCCGTGAGATCGGCGCAGAAGCGGCCTGCGCGCTGCTGAATGCGCGGGCCGGCATCACCTTCGTGGTGCCCATGAGCGCAACAGGCAACGTGTTCGGGGCAGCGCGGTGGACCAACTTGGCCGCGCTGATCGGCGAGGATGCCATGGCAACCCTCGCCGCCAAGCGCGGCGGCGAGCCGCTTTCCGTGCCGGTCTGCAAGGCGGCTCGGGACGAGCTGCGGGCGCGCAAGATCAGGGCGGAGTATGACCGCCTGACCGCTGGCGGCCTCTCCGGCCGGCAGGCCGTCTACGAGATCGTCCTGTGCTTCAGCCCCATCACATCACGGGCAGTGGAGCTGATCTGCGCCCGTGGAGATCAAAACCCCGAACGGCAGCAGGAGCTGCCGCTCTGACGAAAGGAGATTCAACGTGTTGAAACTGGACTTGACGGCGGGCCAGAAGCTCGCCCTGTCGGGGCTTTTCGCCGAAGTGGAAGACGGCAACAGCCGCGGCATCGGCAGCGCGATCGTCGCCCAGGTGTGGCCGGACGGCATGGTCTGCAAACGGGTGTATGGCAAGGCTGGCGCGGCGCTCGCGAAAGCCCTCGGCGGCACATGGAAGAAATCGATCTCTTCGGCAGAAGAGCGCGTGGCGAAGAGCGTGAAGACACCGGAGGTGGCGCCGTGAAACCGGATGCGGACGATCTGACGCCTGCAACGATGACGCCGGCCGAGGCCATGGCGGCCCTGACATCGCAGCACTTGCTCGCGACCGCCCCGGATGTGCGCCTCAACACCGCACTGTATCGGTTCTGGCGATCGCTCCTGGCGCCGCTGTACATCGTGACCGCAGCGATCGCGGCCGCCCATGTCACACACCGGCGCGTGCTCAATCCGCCGGTGGCTCCGAACCGTCGCAAAGGGCTGCTGCTGCGCTATCAGAGGCGCAAGGAACGGGAAAGAACCAGCGCCTGAGCCGTCCATACCCATGATCAAGCCCCGCCCTGTGCGGGGTTTTTCGTGGTGCGTGTCGAATGGTTTCATCGTGCAGTTCTCCGCGCGCGCGCGGGAAAATGGCGGCATGGCCTTTGACGACACGCGACCGATCAATTCAATCCGGTGCAACATCCGGATGGTTTCTCAAGCCGGGCTCAGGCTGCTCGGTGGCGACTGTCGCGACCCGGGATGCGGGCCGCGCGCCAACACGGGCGTTGTACGTGAAGATCTGCGCTGCTTCGAACTGTACCTCAGCGCGACGGCGCAGACCCCACTCGAACAACACGAGTTCGACGCTTTGGTCAGCCTGCTGTTCGATGTCGGAATCCTGGCGTTCGAGCGGTCGCCACTGCGCGCCTTGGTCAACGCCGGCGACAAGCTCGCTGCGGCGGATGCGCTACACCATTGGCCAACGCCGGAAGACGACGCGGCCCGCATCGCGAGACGGCGGGACGAGGCGGAGTGGTTCTTGTACGGCGCGCTGGCGGTGTCCAGTGAGTGACCTGGTCGATCGAGCCTCGCGCCGCGAGACGGAGATGATCCAGGATCTGTTCGCCGATCAGCAGCGGCGCGCTGGGCTGTCAGGCAAGAAGGCCAGCGACTCGGCGACGGATTGCCGCGAATGCGGGGATCCGATCCCCGATGATCGCAGGGCCGCTTACCCCGGTACCGATCTGTGCGTGGAGTGCAAACGCCTGCTGGAACGAAAGGAGCGCATAAGGAATGTTCGGTATTGACTATCAGACGATCCGCTTCTGGATCGACATGATGACGCTGCTGTGGGCGCTCATGGTCTCTGGCTTCGTCTTTTGGGATCGGCGGAACAAGGTCACTCAGGACGCGATCAAGTCTCTGCGCGTCGAGGTGGCGAAAGAGATCGCGGACGTGAAGATGAACTTGGACGCGCGACGGGCCATCGTGGACGAAACACTGCAGACGCTCCGGGTGCGACTCTCCGAGACGACGACGAGGGCGGACCTGGCGCCGGTCTACTCGGCCATCTCCGAAGTGTCCGAAGTGGCCACCGAGCTGCGCGGCACGGTCGCGGCGATTTCGCAGACGCTGCACATGATCAACCAGCACCTTCTGGACAAGTGAGCAGAGCGATGGGGTTTTCTGAGCGAGTGGTCGAGTGGGCGCGGCTGCAGGTTCTTCGCAGCCTTGAGAAGGCGCCCGATTACACGTCTGCCGACGTCATCCTGCACACTGCTCTGCGGGATGAGGGCGTACCGATTCAGGGGCTGTCCGCGCTGCGCCTCGAGCTCGCGTGGCTGAATTCGCAGGGGCTGGTGGTGACCCAGCAATCCGGTGGCTCGCGCGGCGTGACTCTGGCGACTCTCACCGACCGCGGGCTCGATGTGGCACAGGGCATGACGGTGCCCGGTGTCGCTCGGCCGCGGCCGGGGAGCTGAGATGCCGGCGCGCTCTGCGGTCGGGCAACTGCCTGACGAGATTCGCGACGAGCTCAACCGCCGCCTGGTGGAGAACCGGTTTGGCAGCTACGCCATCCTGGCAGACTGGCTGCGCGGGCTTGGATACCAGATCAGCAAGAGCGCGCTGCATCGCCACGGATCGGCGCTGGAAGCCGATTTCGACCAGGCGCTGGCCGATGTTCGGCGAACGCGCGCGCTCGCTAAGGCGTGCAAGGATGATGGCGACGAGGGCGACGTGCTGTCGGCCACCAGCTCTATTTTGCAGGAGCAACTACTGCGCATATCGATAGCGCTGCGCCAGGCGGACACGGACCCGCAAGAGGCGGCGCGGTCAATCTCGGTAGTGGCTCGGGCGCACGCAGACGTTGGGCGCATGCAGGTGACCCTGCAGAAGTGGCAGGAGTCCATGCGCGAAAAGGCCGCCGTGGCGGCAGACGCGGTAGAGAAGGTGGCGCGGCACGGTGGCCTGACGGCTGATTCAGTCGACCTGATCCGCCGCGAGATTCTGGGCATCACGAGCTGATGACGCGCATCCGTAGCGGTAGCCTGCCGCCGCCGGATGGCGATCGCCCGCCGGCGGTACTGCTGCGGTATCAGCAGCGCTGGGTGGCCGATACGTCTCCGGTCGCCATCTGGGAGAAGTCGCGACGGATCGGGGCGAGCTGGTGCGATGCGTCCGATTCCGTGTTGGTTGCGGCTCCTGCATACGGGGCGATGGACGCGCTCTACATCGGCTACAGCGAGGACATGACCCGCGAATACATCGACGACGCCGCGATGTGGTCGAAGTCGTATTCCCATGCGATGTCGTGGGTTGGCGAGACGCTGTACGAGGATGACGGCGACAGCATCAAGGCGTTCCGCATCGACTTTGCGAGCGGCAAGAAGCTTCTCGCGCTGTCGAGCCGCCCGCGCTCGATCCGAGGCAAGCAGGGCCGGGTGACGATCGACGAGGCCGCATTCCACGATGATCTGCCCGGGCTGATGAAGGCGGCTCTGGCGATGCTGATCTGGGGCGGCCGGGTGCGGCTGATCTCATCGCACAACGGGACCAACAACGCGTTCAACGAGCTGGTGGAGAACGTGCGGGCCGGGCGCCTGAACTATTCACTCCACCGTACGACCTTTCGAGACGCAGTAGAGCAAGGGCTGTATCAGCGCGTCGCGCTGATACAGGGCGCCCGTCTGGTCGACAAGACAGAGGAGGAGTGGGTCGCAAAGATCTACGCGATGTACGGCGAGACGGCGGCCGAAGAATTGGACGTGATCCCGAGCGATGGCGGCGGGGTGTACCTGCCGATGGCCTTGATCGAGTCGCGGATGAGCCGGGAAACTCCAGTGATCCGCAAGCGCTGGGATGCTGCATTCCAGCTGCTGCCGGAACCGCAGCGCCGTCTGGAAGTGGCGGCCTGGCTCCGGGAGGAGGTGCTGCCGATCCTCGAACTGCTCGACAAGGAGCGCGTGCACGGATTCGGGTTGGATTTCGCCCGCGTCGGCGACCTGACGGTGATGCCGGTGCTGGAGGAAGGGGGCGACCTGGTGCAGCGATGCAAGGTGTCGATCGAGCTCGGCAATTGCCCTTTCAAGCAGCAGGAGCAGGTGCTCGAGTTCGTCGTCGATCGGCTGCCGAACTTTCGCTTTGGCGCGCTCGATGCGAGCGGCAACGGCGCGGCGCTGGCGGAATTTGCGTCGGACACCTACGGAGCAAGCCGGATCGCGCAGGTGAAGCTGTCCGAGGCGTTCTACTTGGCTGAGATGCCGCGCTTCAAGGCCGCTTTCGAGGATGGCACCATTGACGCCCTACCGCGCGACGAGGAGTGCCGCGACGATCTGCGGGCGATCAGGCGGATCAACGGGGTGCCGAAGCTGCCGAGCTTGGCGACGCAGCGTGCCGGTGGCGGGGAAGGCGCGGCAAAACACCAGCGACACGGGGATTTTGCGATCGGTCTGTTCCTGGCGAACTATGCTCTGCGCCAGGAGGGCATGCCGGGGCGTTGCGATGGCTTCGAGTCGGTACCGCGGCGCACGATTGGCAATGCCGGCGGCCGGCACAGCGCGGACGATGACGACAGCGGAGATGAAGCAGGGATGCGATCCAGGCACATGCTATGAGCACCATTGTGGACCAGTTCGGCAGGCCAATCGACCGCAGCATGCTGCATGAGCCGCAAACGGCGGCGATTCGCGCGCTCGAGAACCAGTACCTGACGCCGATGCTGGACGGCCTCTCGCCTGCTCGGCTGGCCGCGACTTTGCGGGCTGCTGACTCCGGCGATCTGATCGGGCAGCATCGCCTGTTCGCGGATATGGAAGAGCGCGATCCACACTTGTGCGCGGAGATGGGCAAGCGGAAGCTGGCGCTGCTCAATCTCGACTGGGACATCGTTCCGCCACGGAACGCAACGGACGCGGAAAAGGCGTCCGCGGAATGGGTCAAGGAGGTGATCGGCGACGGCGTCGACGATTTCGAGGACCTGGTTCTAGCGTGCATGGACGGCGTTGGTCACGGATTTGCCGGCGTTGAGCTGGCGTGGCGGCAGGATGGACGAGAGTGGTTGCCGGAGTTCTTTCCGCGGCCACAGGAGTGGTTCCAACTCACGCAGGATCGCACGGCGCTTCGGCTGCGGGACGGCAGCGCGGATGGAGCGGCTCTGGCGCAGTTCGGCTGGATCCTTCACGAGCACGGCAAAGCGAAGACGGGGTACATCGCGCGGATGGGCATTTACCGCGTTTTGGCGTGGCCGTTCTTGTACAAGGCGTACGGGATCGGGGATTTTGCGGAGTTTCTCGAGTCGTACGGCCTGCCCATCATCGTCGGCAAGTACGCCAAGGGGGCGACCGCAGCAGAGAAGGCCAGCCTGCTGCGGTCGGTGACTGCTCTGGGGCACGATGCGCGCGCAATCATGCCGGCCGACATGATTCTGGAGGTGCAGAAGATCACCGGCGGCGCCACCGGAGGCGGCTCACATCTGGACATGGTGAGCTGGGCAGACCGGGCGCAGAGCAAGTGCATCCTGGGTGGCACCCTGACCAGCCAGGCGGACGGCAAGACGAGCACGAACGCGCTCGGCAATGTCCACCAAGAGGTGCGGCACGACATTCTGGAGGCTGATGCGCGGCAGATCGCTGGCACGCTGACTCGGCATCTGGTGTATCCGCTGGTGGCGCTGAACCGCGGCCGACTCGACAGCCTGCGGCGCTGCCCGCGCCTGGAGTTCGACACAGGGGTTCCGGAGGACTTGGTGGCCTACGCGGATGCGCTTCCAAAGCTCGCCGGGTTGTTCAGTATTCCTGCCTCCTGGGTTCGCGATCGGCTGCATATTCCCGAAGCTGCTGACGGAGAGGAAGTGCTCGGCGTTCAGCCTCCTGGCGGCGTTGATGGGGACGATGGCAAGCAAGTGCCAGCCTTGCCGACTGTTGATGCGCCGAGCGCTGAGGAGCTGGCGGCGCTGGCCGCCACAACGGGCGGCGCTGTCGGCACGAAGGAAGACTCTTTGCGCCGCGCACAAGGCGCTGTTGAAGATGGGATGACCGCGGAAATTGACTGGCAGCATGTCACGACACCACTCTTCAAACCGATTCTCGATGCTCTGAAAGAGGGCCTGGATCCGGAAGAGATTCTGGCTCGCATGGGCGAGTGGTTTCCGATGATGAACGACGACCAGCTGGTTGAGGCGTTGTCTCGGGCGATTTTCGTGGCGGATTGCTGGGGGCGCCTGTCGGCCGGCGCGAATGATTGACCGGGTATGTCGATCGACCTTTCTGCGCTAGTCAATCTGCCGCCAGATGAGGCCATCGCGGCCTTCAAGTCGAAGGGTTTCGCCATTTCCTGGAACTGGCACGACACCTGGAAAGAGGCCAATGCCGCGGCGTTCACCGTGGCTAAGCTCGTTCGCATGGACGTCCTGGGTGATATTCACACAGCGGTCGGCGCAGTGCTCGAAAGCGGCGAGACGCAGCGTTGGTTCGACCAGCGCTTGACGGGTCTTCTGCAGCAGAAGGGCTGGTGGGGACGAAAGATCGTCGTCGGCTCAGACGGACAGGCAGAGGTCGTACAGGAGGGCAGTCCGCGCCGTCTGCAGACGATCTTCCGGACCAACGTGCAGACGGCGTATGCGGCTGGGCGATGGCAGCGCTTCGTCGACAATGCGGGTTCGCGGCCATACCTCCAGTACGTGGCAGTGCTGGACGGGCGCACCAGGCCGGCTCACGCACGCCTAAACGGGAAGATCTTCCCGATCGATAGTCCGGTCTGGTCTGTGATCGGTCCGCCAAACGGATTCAATTGCCGCTGCGCCGTTCGCGCACTGTCCGCGCGAGACCTGGAGCGCCGTGGTCTGCGGGTCGAAACAGAAGCGCGGATCATTGAGCGGGAAGTCCCGCTGCGCAGCCTCGTCGATCGTCGCACCGGTGAAGTCGACCCACAGAAGCTGGTGCAGCGTGGCGTGTCGGTCCGAGATCCGGCCCGTCCTGGAAAGCGGACGGTGCTCTGGGCTGATGTGGGCTGGGACTACAATCCTGGCGCTGCCGGAGCTGCTCGGATTGCCGACCGGGTCGAACGCAAGCGGCTGAATCTGCCGAAAGAGCTGGCTCAAGCCGTCTCGATCGACGCCCGCAGACCAGCGCCACAGGTAGCTGATAAGGCGCTGGCGTACTGGGACAGCACGACGCGCGCGGGCCGCTGGCACGACGCATCGTTCGCCAACGCACCGGATTGGTTGAAGAAGCAAATTGCCTCCGTCGGTGACCCGAGAGACCTGAAACAGACCCCTGGAATGGCCGCCAGCTGCAGCTGGCGGCAGCATATCGAAATGGGATCGAGGCGCTTGGATGACCCGCGCGCCCAGGTTACCTGGAGGCACGAATACGGGCACCATTTGGACGGCAACATGCATCCGACTCTGGTGTACGCAAGCTCCGACCGTGTGTTTTCTGAGGCGCTGCAGGCTGATGCGAGACGGCTGGTGGCTCATTCCGGCAGCGGCGTTTCGAGCCCAGCCGTTACGGCACGTCAGGCGTTCCTTGCGGATCAGTACCGCGTGGCGGCAGAAGATGTCGCGCGTTCTGGAGACTGGGAAACGTGGATCGCTGAGCGCTTCAAACGTCACGGCATCGATTACCGCACAGAGGTGATGCCAGCGCTTCGCCAGCACACTGTTTTCGCCAGTACCCTGCAAGGCATTGACCTCGCGCAACGCTTGGCCCGGATCGCCACCGCTTGGGATCTTCAAGACGCCCAGGGGTTGATGGATGCTCTACTCGGCAAGGGAAATCTGCGTGAGGTCAGCGCCTGCGGGTCAAAGGGTGTTTGCGGCGCACTATCCGATCTGATCGGCAGCGTGACGCTCAACAGAGTGGCCGGGCGTGAGCTGTCTCTCTGGGGACACAGTTCAGCGTACTACGCCAGGCACGAATCTCTGGCCGGAACCGAGGCATGGGCGAATCTGACTTGCTTGCACGGCGAGGGAGGGGTATTTTGGCGAAAGGTGTTGGAGCGATTCACGCCCGATACGAATCGGGTCTTCCTTGAGGTGATGACTGATGTCTGAGGTAACAACCGGCGACAGTTTGCGCAGCGAACGGCTCGCGGAGTATGTGGCGCGGTTCAGCAGCGCGCCGCCGCTGCTTTACATGCAGCATCTGAGCGACGAAGAGTTCGCTGACCGCATCAGCGCCGCCATCGACTCTGGCGCAGCGATCTCCGACGAAGAGTTCGATGGCGAAGCAAGCGAGCAAACGACGGTCTACTGACCGCAGAAGATCGTGATCACCGTCAAGGTGACCGGCGATGGCGGCAGGACTGCCCTGGCCGGTCTTTCAGCCCGGATTAACCACCCCGCTCCCGTCATGATCAAGATCGCCGGGCTGCTCAACGATCGTGTCGAAGAGAACTTCGCCAACTCGGAAGGTCCTCTCGGCAAGTGGCCTGATCTCAAGCGGATGCGCAAGACGCGCGGGGCGAACCCACAGATTCTGGTTGATACGAGTCGCCTGAAGAACAGCATCACGACTCGCCACGGCGACAACACGGCGGAAGTCGGAACTAATGTCGTCTATGCTGCTATTAATCAGTTTGGCGGCGAGATCGACATGCCAGCGAGAAGCCAGCAGGCTTATTTCAGACAGGACAGGACCGGCTCCGTTGGCCGCCTGTTCGTCCGCAAAGCTGCCTCAAATTTTGCGCAGTGGTACTCTCGAGGCGCCCACATAATCAACATCCCTCCGCGCCCATTCTTGCCTTTTGCCGCCGGCAAGCTACAGGACGGTGTAGAGGCAGACATCCTCCACGAGCTCGCCGGGTTCCTTCTCGACAAGTCAGTTTGACCTCCTGCTCACGTTCCACAACGCGCAAGTCTTTTGCAATCCCTATCCCCCTACACCCCGCCACTTCCCGCCACTTCCCTCATTTATCGCGCTTCAGCCGCCTGATTTATCGCGCACGTCCTCAGCCGCCGGCGCCCGCTCCCTCGACCAGCTGCCGCCACAACTCAGGAACATCGACTTCATGACATTTCGCTGACAGTATCCTCAGCTCTCCCCGGGCTGCAGCAGACC